CCTCTAACATATCGCCAACGCAAAAGAGAGGAATATGAATTCAGTCAAGGTAGGCTTATCACGGTTGCTTACAAAGGAGTAATGATGCACATTGACTTTGAAACGGATTTAGAAAAAGAATATCAATCAATAATTAATAAACAAAACAAGATGAAAACATCAAAAATCAAGTCCATCCAAAATGATGGCACGTGGAAAGACCTCTTTAAGTTCGAGGTACAAATGGAAAACGGTGATGTGGGTGGCGCATTTGCCAAGACACAAGTACCCAGTTGGAAAGTTGGGGATGAAATGAACTACGAGTACGAACAAAAAGGAAAGTTTTGGAACATCAAATTCCTTCAATCTAACAAACCAGCGTGGAGTGGTGGAAGTTCTGCTCCCAAATCTTATGGTAAATCTCCAGAGGACAAAGCAGACATTGCAAGGGCAGTAGCCTTGAAAGCAGCCGTTGACTTGCACAAAGGTGAAGGCGAACCAATGGAGAAACAAATCGGAATCATTTGCGCTACGGCTCAGGCATTCGAAATCTATTTGACCACTGGTGACAATCCCTATAAGGATGCCATAATGGATGCTAAATTATCAAACGCTGATGACCTCCCTTTTTAAGGGGGGTTGTCACTTTTGATGACCCGAAAAAATTTATTGAATATCTCAAAACATTAATATGAAATTTAGAACACTAATTAAAACCCATTTCGCCAATACGCAGGAATTCGCAAGGGCAATGGAAGTAACTTGGCCTACTGGCCGCAAGTACGAAAGCTACCCACTCACAATGTCAATACACCACATCGAAAAGCTATCCAAGCTTATCAACGTGGACAAATGCGAATTGATTGAATTGGCAGTAGCTGAAAACGAAAATGAACACGAACCTTCAATTTACTGCAATGAATGATTTATTATTAAAGGTCATTGACAATATGCGTGTTCAAAGCAAAAGTCAATTTGCACGGTTACGTGAATTGATGGAGCAAACAACTCCCGAGATTCTTGCGGAACTTGATGAGATTGTGGAGAAATTTGATAGCCAAAAAACGCTCAATGACATTCTTTACCAATGCTGCGAGGAGGTGTATGGTGTAACTCCTGAAGATATCCACGAAAAGTCACGCAAAAGAAACATTGTTGATGCACGTGGTATGTTTATAACATTTCTATTCTTGGCTGATGGAAACTTAACTTGGCAAAGAATCGCACAACAATTTGATCAAGACCACGCAACGGCTATCCATTGCACTCGAAAGTTCTGCGAGTTGTACGGAACGGATGGGGAATACCAGTTCAATGCGAATCAATTTTTTGAGACATTGGAGAAATATGGTTATAATTGCAACGAAACTAAAAAACTATTAGAATATGGACAACCTTACTTTAATCTCAAAGGTACAGTCACTCGAAGAAAGGATAGCACACCTGGAGGCAATGCTTCCGAAAAAATTAGCAGGCTCTCATTTCATTGTGCCATCTCTTGAGGAAGTCGCAGACCACTTTCTTTCTAAAATGCCACACGCTACATCTGAAGATGCACTTAATTTCGCAGATGTTTTCATCTCCCACTACACGAACACTGGGTGGAAGTACGGAAAAAATAAGATGAAAGATTGGAAAGCTGCGATGAGGTCAGCTTGGGACTTAACTAAATTTGTAACTAAAAACAATCACAATGACACAATTGGCAGAGTACAACGGACAAGCTTACAGCAATGGCTTGACGCCTAATGAGAAAGCTTATTTGCAGGCGCAGGAACAAATCAATTTAGGCGATTGCACACTATCTATTTTTAAGCAGACTTTATCCTATGGCATAGTGCTTTACGGAATCAAGACCTTACCTTCAGATGAGGAAACGAACCTTCTTTATGGTGTAATTCAGGGTCATTATAGATACGTTACAATTGGTGAACTGGCATTAGCCTTCCAACTTAACGCAGTTGGGCAGGATTGGCCACGTGTGGAATGTTTCGGGTTGATGTCAGTAGCTTTCCTTTCTGATGTATTAAAGCAATATTCGGAGTACAAAATGAAGATGAATCTTGCTATTGATAAAAAAAAACAAAAGCTATCTATCCCCGCACCTTCAGTAGATGAATCTGCTCCAGTTAATTGGCTACAAATGTTCACTGATGACATCAAAATGTGGAAAGAAAACAAACGTGATTACGTTCTGATGTTAGCACCAATGAAGCTGCGCAAGTTATATGAGTTGGGTGCTTACACGGATGCCACCTGGAGCGATGATGAATGGAAAAGATGGCAATTTATGGCATACAAAAAGACACTTGATGCTAATCAGATGAGTGACTACAAATTTAAAAGACTTGATAAGATGGCAAAGGATAGAATAAAAGAAGATTATCAAGCAGAATTGTCAAGGCTCGTGTATGCTGATATAATGGACAGTCATATTTTGCAGAATAAAGCAAAGGAGAAACTATGAAAAATAAACATAATTTTCCATATAAATGGACGTTAAAAAATTCCACATTTACTAAAGATAAAGGCAAAGTGTTTTCTTGTTTTGCTTGTGGTGGTGGTTCAACAATGGGGTATAAATTAGCAGGATTTGATGTTTTAGGATGTAATGAAATTGACCCTAAAATGATTGAAGCATACAAAGCTAACCACAACCCAAAATATGCTTATTTAGAGCCAATACAGACCTTTAAATTAAGAACTGATTTGCCTAATGAATTATACAATTTAGATATTTTGGATGGTTCGCCACCTTGTAGCAGTTTTTCAACTGCCGGAAATAGGGATGAAGATTGGGGAGAGGAAAAACAATTTAGGGAAGGACAAGCAATGCAAGTTTTAGACACTTTGTTTTTTGACTTTATTGATTTAGCAAAAAAACTACAACCAAAAGTTGTAATAGCTGAAAATGTAAAGGGCTTATTAGTAGGAGAAGCAAAACAATATGTAAGACAAATTTATAGGGAATTTGATTTAGCTGGTTATTATGTGCAACATTGGTTGTTAAATGCTGCTGATATGGGAGTGCCACAAAGAAGGGAAAGAGTGTTTTTTATTGCAATGCGTAAAGATTTGGCTGAACCATTTTTGTACAATGCTGATATGTTTACAGTAGTGCCAAAATTACAATTAGAATTTAAGGGAAAAAAAATATTATTTAAAGAGTTTTATCAACCGGGAGTTGATGATAGACCTGCATCAAAAGGAAAAATGTTTGAATATTGGCAAAATAGACAAAAAGGAGATACTTTATTTTCTGATAGTATATTTAGAACTGAAGGAGTAAAAAGGTGCTTTACAAATATGTATATTTATGCTGATGGAATATCACCAACTTATACAAGTAATTCTGATGTTATATATTTATTTGATGAATATAGAAAGCCAAACAAATTTGAAAGCTGTTGTATTGGCTCATATCCTTTAGATTATAATTTTCACAAAGTGCAATACAATTACTTAATCGGAATGAGTGTTCCACCTATTATGACTGCACAAATAGCAAAACAAGTATATGAACAATGGCTGTCGAAAATAAAATGAAAATCGAATTTCACGAAAAGCAAATAGCAGCTCTCAACGCATTGGCAATTGATAGCGACATCAAGCAGGTTTTATATGGTGGAGGTGTTGGTGGTGGAAAGTCGTTCCTTGGCTGCGATTGGCAAATAAAAAGACGGTTAAAGTACCCGGGGACACGTGGCCTCATTGGCCGTGCTGAATTAAAGAAGTTGCGATTAAGTACAATGCAAACATTCTTTGAATTGTGCGCTCATCACAATCTGATAGCAGGAAAACATTACACGTACAACGGTCAAGACCACGTAATAACTTGGTACAATGGAAGTCAGACTATCTTGATGGACTTGGCAGATACTCCATCAGATCCCGAGTTTCAGCGTTTCGGTTCAATTGAATTGACTGATTACTTTGTAGACGAGGCGGGGGAGGTATCAGAGAAATGCGTTAATATTTTAGCTTCACGTGTCCGATATAAATTGATTAACGATAAACCCAAAGGACTGCTAACCTGCAATCCTCACAAAGGATGGTTGTATAGAGAATTCTTTGATGCCAAACGTAGTGGACTAATTAGGTCAGATAGGGAATTCATACAGGCATTGCCAACGGACAACCCCCACGTGTCACCAGTATATCTTGAATCTCTTTTATTGCTTCCTGAAGTTGACCGCAAAAGACTTTTAGAAGGTGATTGGGACTACGATGAGACAAAAGACCGATTGTATGAATACGATGATTTGTTAAGATGCTTCCGCACACCTGCCAATTCAAACGTTGATAAATTCATAACTGCGGATATTGCTCGGATGGGTGACGATAGGACAGTGATAGTTGTGTGGAACGGATTGCACGCTGAAACATTTGTAGTGCTAAAACACAAACCAATTAACGAAGTTGTGGACACCATTAACCAGTTGGTGAAATCGCACGGTGTGAAGCTATCAAATGTGCTATGTGATGAGGATGGGATAGGTGGTGGTGCAGTTGACTACCTTAAATGCAAGGGATTTTTGAACGGATCAAAATCGGTGCGAGATAATTATATGAATCTTAAATCTGATTGCTATTTTAAGTTAGGCGAACTTATCACCAACAACCTCATAACTTTTGAATCCACACACAAAGACACTATCGTTAAAGAATTGGAAATGATACGCAGGGAGAAGTTAGATAGTGATGGCAAACTGCGAGTGACAAATAAGGAGGACTTGAAAAAGAGACACGGCATTTCTCCCGACTTTGCAGATGCCATTATGATGAGGGCATTTTATGAATTAAAAAAGAATTTTGGGAAATACGCTTTTGCATAGAAATTTATTTATATTTGCAACAACTAAAAAAACACAATATGAAAAACACAACAGTTCAATGGTATGCTAATGAAGTGAACTTTAGCTTGTACCGATTAAAAGAAAATCAAATCACATTAGAGGAATTTGAAAAGCACATTGATGAACTTATGCACTGGGCATTGAAGTTTGAACGTGACCAAATTGAAGAAGCCTACAATGAAGGTATGGCTCAATTCACTTTTCCTGCTGAAGCTTATTACACAGAAACCTACCAAAGAAATGAAAAATAAAATAACCCACGATGACCACGAAAAACTAAAGGTGTTGAACCTACTAATGTGGTTGCAGGCTTCCCTTTATGCAGCGGATGAGTGCGAGACCGTCAAATGGTTTTACAATCACCAAACAAAGATGCTTTTAAAGAGGCTCAATGATTCGATACAAAAAGAACACGGAAAGACAATAACTGAATTGTGGAACGTAGACGGTGCTATACTACCTGATATTACTCGGCAGTTGGACGACTTCACCTATGAGATGGCAACTTATGGTTATTGGATGCTCCCAGAATTGACTAAATTAATTCAGAATGCTAAAGAAGAATCTGATAAAGTGGAGGTGGTCAATGAGTAAACAAAGTAGTGTTTCATAGTTGCAAAACAAGGTCTAACCTGACAATAACGATATAAAAACAAAGTAAAATGGAAAAAAAACAAAGTAGTGTTGAGTGGTTAATTGATCAAATTGATTTTGATGCCAATACAAGATGGTTTAGTCAACCCGAATGGTTTGCTATTTATCAAAAAGCCAAAGCAATGCACAAGGAGGAAATTAAAGAGGCTTGGTACAATTCTTTGACAAAAGCTGATTATCTTTCTGCTGACGAATATTACAACGCAACATTTGAAGATGAGAAAAAAGTGTTTTAGTTGTAACCGCAACTTTCCTTTGTTCTTTTTCAGTAGGGACAAGATGAAATATCAAAGGCCAAGTGACCACAAAAGAGTAAAGTGTTGCAGAATTTGCAACTACTTAAAATGGTCAAAAGATGGCGAAGGTTGGTTCTTTGATTATTCAATAGGTAAGTTTACCAAAGAGGAATTTAAGTCTAAATTTAGCGTATTAAAACGAGTAATAAGATGAATATAACACACGATTTCGACAACTGTCAATCAGACATTTACAAAGAAGTAATAACCGATCTAATCTCACGTGAAAAGATGGGAAGGATGAAGTA